TATAAACAACTAGAAACAGACAATCTTGGTGATAGCACAGCACTACAATTAATAGCTGCATCAAAAAATAATTTTAATTATGCTGATGTTGACACGATTGATGTCATTATAGAAAAAGCAGAAATTAATAAAGGTAATTATGATTATGCTGAAATACTTGCACTAAGACCAACTGTAACTGAAGCAACTTTCAAAGATTTGCACGATACTCATGTGTCGGTAACAAGTATATCATCACCATTGGTCAATCGTTTGCGTAATAATATTAAAGGTCAAATATTTTCTACTAACAATGCTTACATTGAAAGTTTACAAGAAAATGATCCAACTAGAGCTGATGCCTATAATGATGCTACTAGCATATATGTAAAAAGATTTGATGATTTAGTAATGGAAGGTAAACTAAGTCCAATAGAAATATTTAATCAAGTTATGATAGAAGCTGATAGTTTTGTTCAAACTAAATTATTAACGTCTGCTCAAAATGTAATTACTGATATAAATGGTAGTGCAGCTATGACTGACAATAATATTTTAATTGATGTCAATAATATTACTCAATCTAAACTTGATATAAAAGCCAGTCAGATTCCTGAACGTAGACAAAATGACATTATAGATGAAATTGATATGCTGAAAACTACTTATGGTGCAGATATATATGATAGATTGGCTAATCAGTAATAATGGAAGATACATTAGAAAATACCTTATTGCCGATTTATGAAAGTATGGACAAGGCTAAAAATTATTCATTTGATAATCCTAATAGTCCAGCTCCAGAAGAATATTATGATGCCAATACTAAATCAACTAAACAAAAAATAGATTTTGGCAATGGCGTTATCGATATACAAACAGTAGCCGAGCCAACATTTTTAAGTGAAACAAAAAATGTTACAAGATCACTTATAGCAGATATTGGTGATGAATTAGGCACAACTTATCAAGATATAGATGAGTCTACCAATCACTTGCTGACCAAAACGCATCCGTTGCTAGGAGTTATGGTGTATAGATCATTAGATGATTTTAGAAAACTAAAAAGTAAATTTGAACCACAAACAGAAACAGGCAGAGTTGTAAGAGATGTAGCATCGGAACTTAGCATCATGGTGGTTAATAATGCTTTGTTAAAAAAAATAAAACCATTATCTGGCATAGCAAAAAACAGTCAAAAATTTGCAACGTATTTTAAAAATGTAGCATCTAGTGCTTTACGTTGGGGAGTAGCTGAAGGCACAGCTGCAGCTATTGCTCGTAATGATGAAAAACCATTCGTGCTAATGATTTCTGATTTAACAGGTATTACTGATGAAAATGATTTAACTCAAATACGAGAGATCTTTCAACAAGGTGTAGCAACACAAGAACCCTGGGATAAAATACAAAAACGATTATTATTTGCAGCTGATGGTTTTGCTACTGGTAGTGCTTTTGAAGCAATCATGCCAATGCTATTTAGTTTGTATGGAATGATTGGTGTATCAGGTACAGTTGGTTTAGTCAGTGATGATTTAACTGAAACAGCTGTTCAAGATCAACAAGAGTTTGAAATACAAACAAACATAGAAAATACTAATACAAATAATTTAAGTTTAGAAAAATAAAAAACTACACAAGTTACAACAAATCAATTATAAATATTTAAAATTAGGAATGTTTATGTTCCTAAAGGATTTCATTACATGGCTATTAAACAACCCCAAGATCCAACGGATCTATTGGCTGCTGATGCACAATCAGGCATAGCAGATATGCAAAAAACAGCGTCAGGGAATCAAGATTCTGATTTAGTTCAATTAGCTAGTCTAACTGGTATTGTAAATCAAATAGTCAAAGAAGGTGCTGAAGGTGCAACTAAAAAGAAAAAAATAAAACCTGTAGTACCCAAAAACGTAGAAACTGTTGATGAAGCTATTACTCAAGTAAACAAAGCTCAAGAAATATTAGATCAAGGTGACACTTCTCTAAAAGGTTTTGAAACTTCCGAAGATATTATTAGCAATTTAAAAGCATCAACTGATAATATAGAAACACCTATTAATAAAATAACCCAAGCTGAATCAGCAGCTGGTGCTAATGAAGAAATGGGTGCAATTCTTAACATGAGTGGGAATTGGAATAAAGATAATACCTTATTTAATGCATCACAAGTAGTAGCTGCTAAACAAACTCTAGTTAATTCATCGGAAACTTTAAAAAAAATTGCACAAGCAATTAAAGATGGTAAAGATGATTCTGCTACTTTATTTTTATTTAGACAGCAAGTAGCACGACATGCATCTATTGTAGAAACTTATAAAAAAGGTCGAGCTAATGTAGCACGAGCTTTAAATGCATTTAAGATACCTGGTGACTATGTTGGTAGCCAAGCTGATTTTGAAAAGTTAATAGTTAATGAATTAGGTGGATCAGAAGCTGCTACAATAATGGCTGAAACTATTTTAGATCCTAAGAAATCTTTAGCTCAACTTAATGATTTTGCATCTAAAACTTGGGGTAGCAAAACATCAGATACTATCATGGAAATATACATGAATGGTTTGTTGTCATCACCTCGTACACAATTTAGAAATATGTTTGGTAATGCATTTTACCAAGGATGGAAAATACCTGAAACAGCAGCAGCAGCTACATTTAATTTAGGTGAAAAAGGCATTAAGGCTGTAGGTAAAAAAATACCAATACTAAAAAATAAAAATTATTTTAAGACTGAAGCTCAAGGCGTAGCATTTGAACAATTGTATGCTCGTATGTATTCATACACTTACAGTTGGAAAAAAGCCTGGGATGCAGCGTCTGTGGCAGTGCGTGAAGGACCAAGTGTCGACAAATTAGAAATTTCACAATATCAAAAAAAAACTATTACTGCAACTGGCACAAGGTTTGAAAACAGTGGTATAGGATATGGAATTGATGTTTTAGGCAAAGCTATTCGTATGCCTGGTACAGCCCTTGTGTGGGGTGATGAGTTTTTTAAAACCATGGCTAAGTATTCTGAAGAAGCAGATTTAGCTGTGCAACATGCTATTGATTTACAAAAGCAAGGTTTTGATGATGCTTATATAAAAGAAGCTGTGACTGATTTTACTTATACTAATCCAGTTGCATTAAAACAAATAGATGAAGCTAGAAAAGCTGCTGTATTCCAAGATGATTTAGGACCTAGTTTAAGTAAAATACAAGACTTATTGGGTGAAGTGAAAATTGGTAATTTTCCTGTAGCTCGTGTTGTCATGCCGTTTTTTAAAACGCCAGTTAATATTTTCAAAGCTGTCTATGACCGTAGTTATGGTGGTGTGGTTAAGGCTGGTAAATTAAGTTTTGATTCTATTTATGCCACTTTTACTGGCAAACCTTATACTGATTATGGTAAAAAATTTGCAGAAGATGCACAGTTTAGAACTATGGAAATGGGTAAGTATTCCATGTCTGCTGGTGCGTTTTCGTTTGCTTACAACTTAAAACAAAACGGTAGCATTACAGGACCACCAGAACGAGATCCACGCAAACGTGCTTATCAAATGGATGTGTTAGGTATTCAACCTCACAGCTTTGTGTTTTACGGACCAAACTCTGATACAAGCAAACCTAAGTTTGATGACAATGGTGTGCCTAATGGTGATTTAAAATATGTGTCATATTTAGGTATTGAACCATTTGGATCATTTTTTGGTATTACAGCTAACTGTGTTGATTTAATGGAAAACTCTGACAACGCAGCATTTAGAGATAATTTAGCTACATCATGTGTAGTTGCTGGTGCTACTTATTTTAAAGAAATACCCTTTCTACATGGCTTATCATCAATTTATGAGATGTTAGGATTATCAAGTTATAGTGAAGATCAATTAATTAATTTTGAAAAAATTATACAACAATACGCAAAAACTGTAGCTCCTTTTAGTGGTATTGGTCGTGATATAGAACGAATTTTTGATCCAACCAAAAGATACATTGGACCAGATTACGAATTAGATTTAGAACCATTTGCTAGAGATGCTGAGGGTAAAATTATTTTTAACGAAGATGGTGTTGGAAAACGAAATCCGAATGAAGGTTATCCAAAAGATAATTCATTAATGATTGGTGCTAAATCTTTTGCTAATAATGTTATTGGTACTTATCCAGTAGCGTCATCTGCTTTTGCTCCAGTTTATAGTTATGAATTTAAACCCATAGATGGCAGCAATGGCATGAAACAAGGTATTGGACAAAGAATTTATAATGCGTTTGTACCATTTACTTATAAGCAAGGTGCTGAGATTAAAGAATATCAAGCAGACATATATCGATTAAATGTACCAGGCTATTCGACTATAAAGAAATATAAAAATTTAAACTTTTCCGATAGACAATGGAGTAGGTTAAATGCACGAGCTGGTGAAGTTGTTGGCACTGGAGTTAATAGAAATAATACATTCACCGAAGCTCTTGAAACTTTATACGATGGCATTAAGCCACACTCTAAAAAATTCTTACGCAGATCTGGTAACACAGGTGGCAATGATGATTTGCGTAGAGCAACACTAGCTGGTATTCGACAAGAATATCTTAAAATTGCTTTTGACAGTTTAGCTGAAGAAGATGATGAGTTTTACGACATGCAACAAGCAATTAAACAAAAACAAAAATACTTAGACAACAATGAACTTTCGAGGTTTTAATATATGACACTATCTACGACAACCGTATCACAATCGTATTCTGGTAATGGTTCAACTACAGCTTTTACGTTTACGTTCCCAATCAATTCAACGTCAGAACTAAAAGTAATTGAGAGATCAGCTAACGGAACAGAAACTGTAAAAAGTGAAGGCACAGGTTCTGCTAATTATTCTATTGTAGACAACGGAGCATCTGGTGGCACAGTCACTATGGTAACAGCTCCAGCTTCTGGTACTACCCTGGTGCTAATCCGTGACACTAGTTTGACGCAAGAATCTGATTACGTTGAGAACGATCCATTTGCAGCTGAAACCCATGAAGATGCATTAGACAAATTACAAATGCAAATTCAAGAAGTGCAAGAAGAAGTTGATCGTTCTATGAAACTATCAAGAACGAATACTATGACCTCTACTGAGTTTACCAACTCAGCTACGGATCGTGCTTCTAAAATCCTAGCTTTTGACAGCTCAGGTGAATTATCCGTTACTCAAGAATTAGGTACATTTAAAGGCAACTGGGGTGCGTCTACATCTTATGTGCCAAGAGATATAGTTAAAGATACTTCAACTAATAATATTTTTATTGCACTAACAGCTCATACTTCTTCAGGCTCACAGCCACTTACAACTAATACAGATTCTGCTAAATGGAGTTTATTAGTAGATGCTGCATCGTCAACTACAAGTCAAACTGCTGCCGCATCAAGTGCTACGGCTGCTGCTAGTTCTGCTACAGCTGCGGCATCCAGTGCATCGACAGCTTCAGGTCATAAAGACACAGCTACAACTAAAGCTAGTGAAGCAGCTACTTCAGCATCAGCAGCTGCTACCTCAGCTACCAGTGCAGCTACAAGTTTAGATAATTTTGACGATAGATACCTAGGACAAAAATCTTCTGATCCATCTGCTGACAATGATGGTGACTCTTTACTTACAGGTGCATTATATTTCAATACAACCAACAACCTATTAATGGTGTATAGTGGATCTGCTTGGCAAGCTACAACCCCTACTTCATCCAATCAAACTAACATTAATACTCTAGCTGCTAGTGCCGTGGTTGCGGACATGGCATTGCTTGCTACAACTGATGTGATTGCAGATATGGCATTGCTTGCTACATCTGATGTTATTTCTGACATGAACGCATTGGCTGTATCTGATGTGATCTCTGATATAAACACACTAGCTACTTCTGATATTGTTTCAGATTTAAATACCTTAGCTACTTCTGATATTGTTTCTGACATTAATACTTTAGCAACGTCTGACATTGTGAGTGACTTAAATACACTTGCAACATCCGATATTGTTTCTGACATCAATACCCTGGCAACGTCTGACATTGTTACGGATTTAAATTTACTAGCAACATCCGACTTTGTTTCTGATTTAAATACACTAGGCACATCTACTAATGTAACAAACATGGCTAACTTAAATGCTAGTGGTGTTTTAACTAACATTGCTAACTTAAATGGTAGTGGTGTTGTAGCTAATATTGCAACTGTGGCTGGTGCTGTAAGTAATGTTAATAATGTTGGTGGCTCAATCTCTAATGTTAATACTGTTGCATCTAATTTATCTGCGGTAAATAATTTTGGTGACGTTTATCGAATAGCATCATCAGCTCCCACTAGCTCACTGACAGCTGGTGATCTTTATTTTAATACGTCAACTAATGTGTTGAATGTGTACGGTGCAAGTGGCTGGCAAAATGCTGGTTCATCTGTCAATGGTACAGCTCAACGATACCACTACGATATTTCAGGTACACCGACAGCTGTTACAGGCAGTGACGCTGCTGGTAATACTCTTGCGTATGATGCTGGGTTTGTAGACGTTTATCTAAATGGTGTGAGAATGAGTACAGCTGATGTGACGGTAACATCAGGTGATACTGTTACGTTTGCTTCAGCTCTTACTAATGGTGATGAAGTTGACATTGTAGCTTTTGGTACATTTAGTGTAGCATCAATAAATGCTGATAATTTAAGTAGTGGCACAGTACCAGTAGCACGAGTTGCTGGTTCTTACACTAGCGTCACAGGCACAGGTGCATTAAACGCTGGTACAATTACATCGGGCTTTGGTAACATTGATACTGGATCATCTACCATTACTACAACTGGTGCAGTAGCAACTGGAGCATTGAGTGTAACAGGTGCAATTTCTGCAACAGCAGCTTCTACAATCACAACTGCTGATAACACAGCTCAACTTACTCTAAAATCTACTGATGCTGACGCAAGCGTAGGTCCTGATTTTGTTTTACAAAGAGATAGTGGTTCTCCAGCAGATGATGATTCACTTGGTAGAATAAGATTTGTTGCTGATAATGATGCTGGTGAAGCCTTAGACCATATTTCTATTAATGCATTAATACGAGATGCAAGTGATGGTACTGAAGATGCTCAATTAACATTTAATATGCTAACTGCTGGTGCGGTAGTTGATGCTTTTCATATAAGTCCAACTGAAACTGTTTTTAATGACGCTTCGGTTGACAGAAATTTTCGTATAGAATCCAATGATAATGCTACAATGTTTGTTGTTGATGGTGAAAATAATAGAGTAGGTATTGGTACAAGTTCTCCTGATATGCTACTTGAAGTACAAGGATCTGTTTCTGTTGGTGGTGGTAGTGATGAAAAACTACAACAATGGAATGTAGGCTCTGATAACTGTAAAATGGAAGTAGAATATTTAGATGCTTCAGGAAACAGGGGTTTTGGTTTTGGTCCGACTTCACAACAAAACTTAAATTTAAAAACACACGATATAAATAGATTAACTATTCGTTATGATGGTCAACATACACTTACTACAGATTTAAATGATGTGATACTTTATGTAAAAAACACCAAAACAAGTGGTAATGTTTTTGGACAACAAATAAATTTTAGCTCTACTGTAAATGACACAGGTAGTTATTTCTTTAGATGTGTGGGCAATAATAATAGCACTGTTAGAGCTGTAATTTATGCTAATGGTGATTTTGATAGTGCCACTAATAGTTATGGTGCAACTTCTGACGAAAGAATTAAACAAAACATAACTGATGCTAATTCTCAATGGGATGATATCAAAGGTTTAAAAGTTAGAAACTTTAAACTTAAAGACGAAGCTAGAACTGAAGAAGGTGGTGGTCAAGCTGCAAAAACTTATTTAGGTTTAGTAGCACAAGAAACTGAAACAGTTAGTCCTGGATTAGTTAAGTCTCGTGACCCAGAAAAATCTGATATTATTTCTTCATCTGAATTTGGTACACTTTATGAAGATGGTGATGATATTCCTGAAGGTAAAGCTATTGGTGATGTCAAAGAAGTTACCGAACAAGTTAAATCTGTTAGCTATTCTGTATTATATATGAAAGCTATCAAGGCTTTACAAGAAGCACAAACAAGAATTGAAACCTTAGAAACTAAAGTGGCAGCACTAGAAGGATAAACTATGACAAACGCAAGAACAATAGCAGACAGTGCTGGTGAAGCTACTGTCTTAGACGTAACAGCTGGTACAGCCGCAGCTTCCAAAGCTGTGGTCCTGGATGCTAGTAAGAATATAGCAACCTTGGGTACAGTTGGCTCAGGTGCAATCACATCAAGTGGTGCAATTAGTGGTACAACTATTAATGGTATACCTTTTCACTTAAATAGTGATGATGATAGTACTTCTATATATACTCACGATGTATCAGGCACAGATAACCTTGCTAGAAGTAACACCGCTTATGGTGTTAATGCATTAGACGCAATTACAACTGGAGATAACAATACAGCTATTGGTTATTTATCACTTTCAGGAAATAATACAGGCACTGAAAACACAGCTTTAGGTAGAGGTGCAATGTCAGGTAGCACAAGTGCTTCTTATAATGTTGCTATTGGTAATAACGCTGGTGCCGCTATGACTACTGGAGACCTTTATAATACATTAGTAGGAAATGGTGCTGGTAGTTCTTTAACAAGTGGAAACAGAAATATATTTATGGGTGCTTCTGCTGGTGATGGTCACGATACTGAAACACATAACTTAGGTATTGGAGTTGCTTCTCTCGGTGGCTCAATAGCTGGTGGAGAATATAACGTAGCAATCGGTAACTACTCACTCGATGCTTTGACTTCGGCTGATTCTAATGTAGCTATTGGTTATGAAGCTGGTAGTGGTATTCAAGATGGTGGTTTTAATGTTTTTGTTGGTCAGATAGCTGGAAAAGCTACTAATTCAGGAACTGGTAATGTTGCTGTAGGAAGAAATAGTTTAGTTACAAACACAAGTGGCTCTAGAAATGTTGCCCTTGGACAAAATGCTGTAGAATATCCTGATACAGAAAATGACAACGTAGGTATAGGTTATAATGCTCTTGCTGGAACAATAGCTGGTGGAGAATTTAATGTAGCTATTGGTAATCAATCACTAGATGCTGTGACTTCAGGTGATGACAATCTTGCAGCTGGTTATAATAGTGGTACAAATATTACATCAGGAACAGACAATGTTGCTATTGGCAAAGACGCTATGTCTGTTGTAGTTGGTGGTAGTGGAAATATTTGTTTAGGTTCTGGTGCTGATGTAGCTGATGGTGCTGCTGATTTTACAACTGCAATAGGCTTTCAAGTAGGAGGAACTGCTGGATATACCACAATAGGAAAAACTACCGATGATATTAGAGCACAACACGGTGTTGCAAATTGGACTACTGTATCTGATGAAAGATTTAAAAAGAATATACAAACTTCAGATGCTGGATTGGCGGTTATTAATGACCTTAGACCTGTAACTTACAACTGGAAAACTAAAGGTGAAGTGCCTGAATGGTCAAAAATTTATGAAGCAGGTTCTAATGAACAATATAAGAACTCTAAACTTAATCACGGTTTTATAGCACAAGAAGTAAAAGCTGTAATTGATTCACATTCTGAATTAAAAAATGGTTTTACTATGTGGGATGAAAGACCTGATGGACAACAAGAAGTAGGTGAAACTGCTATTGTACCTATCTTAGTAAAAGCCGTACAAGAGTTGTCGGCTACTGTTACAACTCTACAACAAGAAATAAACACTCTTAAAGGAGAATAATATGTCACACGCATCTGACGCAACGAAAGCATGGGTATCAGCAATCCCTAAAAAAAATGCTGACGGGAATGTGATCGAATGGTCTGTTAAATATAAGTACACCAAGACTACACACCCACACACCTTCAGTGGTTCTGTTAAAATAGACACGCCATCTAAAGCACCTGGTAGTTATACCAAAGCTGAGATACTTGGCTTATTTGACGTAGCTCATTGGGACGATATGTACAATAAAAAGTACACAGTATGGACTTCTGACGCTGTAGTAGAAACTACTGATAGTAGTTTTGATGTGTCCACCCTTAGTGACAGCTAATGTCTGGGGAGCAATCCAACAAGGAGATGATTATAGAACTCCGTGGTGAAATCAAACTCATTCATCAAAAGATAGATACTCTTACAAATAATCATATGTATCATTTTTCCTTGGACCTATCTCGAATCACAAAATTTTTGATAACTGTATCTACTATATTATTTAGTGGATTGATAACCCTACTGTATCGATCATTTATGTAGATGGCTTTAAGTAATGTCAGGGGTTTGGTAGCTGAAGCTCTAGCTTTGGCTCACTTAGCCAACGATCCTAACATCTTATGCTTCACAGCTGCTGGTGGATTAGGACCAATAGATATAATTACCTTTAACAAAACTACTGGAGAGAGAAGATACTTTGATGTGAAGTATCAATCTCAACGCAAGAACCACAAACCAACACACAACCCAAACATTAACCGTTGCTTGTCTAAAGCACAACTGGAGCTACCAGTAATGGTAGAAATTTTATATGTCGATGTCGATAACAAACAAATCACAATTCAACGAGATGCAAGATCAGTGGAGTAATTTCTCTTACGAAGAACTTGCTTGCCAACATACTGGCACGATGAATTTATCAAAAGATTTTTTGATAGCTCTGCAAGAGCTAAGAGATGCTTACGGTAAAGCCATGACCATAACATCAGGCTATCGATCACCTGAGCATCCAATAGAAGCTAAGAAGTCCAGTCCAGGTTATCATTCTAAGGGAGCTATCGATGTTGCCGTGAGTGGTGAAGATGCAGTTCAGCTATTAACAGTGGCATTAAATCTAGGCTGGACGGGTATCGGTATTAACGTGCCATCATTCATACACTTGGACCGTAGATCAAAACCAACTTTGTGGAAATATTAATATGTGGTTACAACTATTGCCAACCGTTTTAAAAACTGGAGCTGCTATCTTTGCTAACAAACAAAAAGCTAAGATACTAATGTCCGATGCAGAGTTACTACATGCACAGAAGATGGCATCTGGTGAAGTAGAGTTTCAAGCACAAGTACGACAATCAAATGACCAAGGGTATAAAGATGAGTTTGTACTTATCTTGGTGTCAATGCCTATTCTATTATTAATATGGAGTATCTTTAGTGATGATCCAAACATACAAGAAAAGATTGATATATTCTTTGATAAGTTTGCTAACTTACCTTTCTGGTATCAATCATTATTCATCGGCATTGTTGCTTCGATCTACGGATTGAAGGGTGCAGATATATTTAGGAAAAAATAATGTATTGGGTAATAACCATAATGCTTATGTTCCATGGCACTGATGCTGTGGTGGAACGAGAATACAAATTAAAACAATTCCACGATGATTGGAGTTGTCACAAATTTATTCATAATGAAAAAATGACTCTGCTGGAACAACACATAGAGGATTATGGTGATGCTTTAAAATCATTTGAGTTGTTTTGTGAGAATAGATACGGACAAGAAGTATGAAAACAATATTAATACCAGCTGCACTATGCGTGGTTATGCTGTTAGCTTTCAGCTGTGTCATGGACTCAGCTATGGCTGACAATGATGTAACATCTAGTGGAGCAACTGACATCGACCAAACTAATAGTACAGGCAGCAACACAAGTATATCAGGTGGCTATAATAGTGAAGCTACTACTAACTATCAATCAGGTTCATCAGCTAATACTACCAACACAACTAACAATACTACTAATGCATACACTGGTGACTCACGAGTAGTACCAAGTGCATCTAGTCCAGCTATCAGCTCAATGAGCCAAGACTTATGTACGGTAGGTATATCTGCTGGTGGTCAAACCTTTTCGTTTGGTGCAAGCCTGGGCTTTACAAAACGTGATCTTAATTGTGAACGACTGAAACTTGCTAAAGCTCTACACGATATGAATATGAAAGTAGCAGCTATTGCTATCATGTGCCAGGACAGCCGTGTCTTTGCAGCTATGCATAGTGCTGGTACTTACTGCCCATACGATGGATCAATCGGTGCTGATGCTAAAGGTAAGTGGGAGAAGTACGGCAAGCTACGACCTGACTACGAGGAGTACGTTAAGACGTTACGCATAACAGAACAGATAGATAATAAAATATTAAAGGATATGGATGATGGTCAGGTTATTAATTATAGTGGCGGTACTATTAAGTTGGGCAACGATAAGTAAAGCTGAAACGATTTGCATACAAGACATACCCAACCCTGGTGACTCAACTTGTACCACAACTTACTCCACAGGTACGGCAGCTACTTCTAACAACATAATATCTCAAACCTTTAATGATGGCTCATGGAACGGCACGATGTTTCCTGACAGCTCTGATTTAAATGAAGCTAACATACTTACTGGCAAGCATAAGAAGTATGCAGAAACAACAGTTAGCAGTAATGATTTACTAACTGAAGCTGAAATCCAACAAGGATTTACCAGCAACTTTAATGCTGAGATTAGATGGTGGAACAGTGAAGAATCTACTGTGACTATGTATCAGCATGCAACTAATGGTAATGATACAATTAGTCAGAGTGTAACCCTGACAGATACCACCAACCATAACTATCAATACAATGACTATGGCAACACTCTTATTGTTGGACCAAACCCTGACAATACTCATGGCACATTAACAGCTGGGTTTAGTTTTGATATACAAGGTAATATTAATTACAACGGTGGTCATGCTGGAGTAGATGTAACTGATCCAACACTTACGATTGATTACACAGCTTTGACATCTGCCACTAGAACCACCATAGAATATTGCTGGCAAAAAAATCCACCGACTTGTCCAGGTCAAGATGAGATAGAAGAAGTCACCAACATCATAGAAAATTTTGAAGATAGTTTTGAAATTATATTTAAAGATATAGAAACTATAGCTATCGATGTACCTGATGATTTAATCATGCCTGACTTTCAATGGGAAGCTGAAGAAATAATAGTAGATGAACCAACACTAGAACTAGAACTGTTTAGTGTTGAAACTGTAGACATGATGCCTGACATGGACACGGTAGAGATTATGAGCATACCAATAGATATGCCAATGCCTGAACCTGAACTGGTGAATGAGCAACTTAATACTGAGGAGATGATTGATGCCTACGATCCTGAGCCAACTATGGAAGTTACAATACAAGATGAACCCACAACTACAGAACCAGTTGCCGAGTCTATTGAGGTGGTGGCAGAACCTGAAGCAATGGCTATGGCAGAAGAAACTATGTCCGTGTCAGAAGAACCCACAGTGCCAGTGTCAGAAACCATCGAAGAAGAAATTGTCCAAGAAGAAACTATTGAAGAAGAAGAAATTATCGAAGAAGAAACCATTATCGAAAGCCAACCAGAAGAAGAAGCTGCTGAACCAGTGGAAGAAGATATAGCTGTAGCAGCTGTAGAAGAAGAACCTGAAACAATAGAAGCTGAGGTCACTGAGGACCAGCCTGAAGTAACTATAGATGTTGCTAAGATTGAAAAGTTTATTGATGGCAAAGTTAAGAGCCAGGTAGAAAAAGTAGAAGCAACCCTGGTGGTAGTAAATGAATTAGTCAGCCGAGCTATGATAGCCAACCAAGCTGACCTATCAAGCTATGCTACTATGAACGCAGCTCTGTTTGATAACCGAGAGCTGTCTGATGGCAACCCTGACTTCTTCAACCAAGTAGTCTTAGCTGGCTATGACAAAACGATCTATAACAACCAGGTATCATTAGGTGCTAATGATCCTATTACTAATCACAATATCGAGCTTAAAAAGGCTAGTGATGCGTCTTTAAAAGCATATCTAATCTATAAGGAGAAACTAAATGAACTCAATGGTATCTAAATTAACAGGCATAGCTGCCTTGATTGGTGTCGTATTAACTATTGGTGGTGTATTTATATCCATTGGTAGTTTTGAAGAACGACTAAGCCAAATGGAAAACAAAGAATTTGTAGTCAATGAAACTGTAGATCTGTCTAAGGTCAATGCAGATCTATCAACCTTAAAAGAAACTCTTGGCGTACAGGAAAGTTTAATTAAATACCTAGAGATGCGTATGAATGAGCTTGCAACTAAACTGGATAATCCACTGCTTAACTAATGCGTAAAGTAAAGGATGCTTTGCTTGGCACATGTTCTGAGTGTGAGAAAGAAATCTGGCGTAACGATAAAGGCTGGGTAGTTGAAGAATATGATGGTTTTCGTAAAAGGTTTTTATGCCATGATGCTCGGCAAGAAACTACATGCTTTACTGACCATATAAGATGTGACTACATCATAGACTAATCGAGGTCCAGATCAGAATCGAACTGATGTAAATGGATTTGCAATCCATCGGATAACCATTCTCCCACTGGACCATAGTAGTACCTCTAAAGTACTTCTTATACATTCCCACTTTGGCACTTTCAATAATAATCGAGGTACTACTTTAGTACTAGTTGAGGTACTTCTTATTAGTATTTGAGTTGTAGCAACGAATCAAAAAGGACTGCAAATCTACAGAGATCCTTAAAAAGTAACAAATTTTAATATCCCACCCAAAATAAATTTCCCTAAAAAACCCCATAAATACTAACAAAAAATACACCAAAAGTACTGTACCAGGTACTAGTATTGACATATTCCCACTTAGGTATTACGTTAAGGACTGTAGCAAATAAGCTACATTTTAACATAGGAAAAAAGGAAAGTAATATGAACGATAATTATAAAGAAATTAAGATTGATAATTTTAATAAAGGTTTGCACAAAGGCATGATGCTGAATGAGTGTCTTGGTTTTGCAACTATTGAAGAAAAAAATAATTGGTATCAAGAAGCCTTATCATTAAGTAACGATGATAAAATTCAAGTTATCGAGCTTTTTAATAGTATTGGTTACGACTTAAAAAAAATAAAAAACATATAATGGAAATCTTAATGTGGACTTTTATAACTCTCACAGCCATCCTTGGCTGTGGGGTTGTGGTACTTTATTTTATAATGTTTAACAAAGAATTTGGAGATCTATAATGATTGAAGCTCAAAAAATACACAAGGCTGGTGTCTTATACTATCGTGTAAGAGATCCAAGAACTAACAAAACCCAATCGTGGTCAACTGTCAAACATGGTACAGGATTAGCTAAACTATTATCTACGCAAGCTGCCAATGACATTAACAAAAACATTGACCAGGCAGTTATAGAAACTGAAAGCCCTACTGTTGGTAAATCAATACAAGATCTGATTGCTAGTCGTGAAGGTAAGGTAGAAGATTCAACTTACCGACAGATTAAAATAGTCTTAGCTCGATGGGAAAAAACTAAGCTGTGGAATATGAAAATCAAACAAGTCAATGTGGTTGACATGGAAGCTGCTGAGAAAGAACTAAAAGCATTTAAGTATAGTGATGATGCTATTGATCGGTCAGTTACCAGGCTAAAAGAAGCAGCTAAGAAATCTGAAAAGACACATAACTTTAAGAACAGGATTGCTTTGTATGAGTTTGAGAAAAGCATAGAAACAAAACACCGTGTGATTGAACGACCAATACCAGATCAAGCTGATGTTAAACTATTGCTTAACCAGGCTGATGGCTACTTAGCTATGTACATTCTAATTGCTATAACTACTGGACTAAGACCATCGGAGATCCGTGGTTTGAAATGGGAAAATGTTAAGTATTCATCAAATCAAATCTGGGTTAGATCTAAAGCTGATGAAAACAATGTAGTTAGCTATCGTTTGAAAAACAATAATGCTAGACGAGAAGTGCCGTTAGTGCCACAGCTAGCTGATGCATTGTTTGCCTGGCAAGAAGCTAACAAAGGCAAGCACAATCCTAAAGACTTAGTCTTACATACAAGATTATGTAACCCACTTCCACACAATCAAATATCTCAAAGTTTAGATAAGTTAAAAACTAAACTAGGTATTACAGGCTGGGTTGGATTGCATTCGTTTAGACACTTCTATGCTAGTATGTTGTTGAAACGACAAGTGCAGCTAGGTTTAGACTTTAAACAAATACCTACTATCTTAGGACACAAAGACTTTGGCTTTACTGCTTCTGTTTACGGACACTCACTTGATACTGTTGAGGATAAGCAGCAGATCTCACAAAGTTTGGCTGCTGCTTTTTCACAGCAGATTTCACTCTAATTTGGCTGTTTTGAGGGTATGCTGTAGTATCAGCTGCCCTCTTTTCGTTAATCCTCGTAGCTCTCAGAGCTTCTTTTTTTGAGCAAGTTTGGCAAAATACACGTTCTATACCTCGATAGTCGTATTCCCAGGTAAACTTTGTATGACGTTTAAATGGATTAAATCTATGGTGACACAAGTCACATTGTAGATGGACCTTTAGGTTCTCCACTTACTTTTCTAAATATGGATCTTTATTTAAATGATCGATCACAGCTCCACGCAGAGTGATCGGTGAGCCATCACCTCTACGCAAGCACCTTGTCTTTAATACCGCCAACCCATCCATCGGATCAGGCCACGAGCTTAGTATTGATGATAGATCATAGCCGCACTCAATTAACATTGAATACAACACAGTACCTTCTTTTGTTGTTGGCCAAAAATTAACTACTCTTACTTGTCCAGTTTTAGGATCAACTTCTATCTCAACATAAGTTTTTTGATTGTCGTGGTAAAACGGTTTACGTTTACCTGGCCGTCTGTTAGATTTGATTTCAAATTGTTCAGGGTTACTGTTACTCATTGATAACAACCGATCTTGAGTGGTTAGGTAGATACGTTATGTACTTACGTTTTTCTAATTGCCTGATGACGTTATGCACCTGACTACGAGCCTTCCAATTCATGTGCAAAGCTATTTCTTCATAGCTTGGTGAATAGCTATTGTTAGCTATAAACTTCTTAATAAATTCTAAAACTTTAACTTGGTTTAGTGTCATTTTATTGGTTGTACCTTTTGCTTCTTCTCTTGATCTTCGAGCTTTTGTAAAATCTCTCCCATCAATGAATAGTTAATAATGTCTAGCCAGTTATCTTTTATGTATGTGTGTCCTGACCTACTTAGTTTTTCTAATATAATTAGTTTGCAGATGGTTGAGCCTACGACCTTGATACCAAGTAAAGCTGCGTACAGAGCTGCGGTCTTTTTAAATCTTGGTACAAAATCACCATACTGATTGTGCCGTTGTTTAAATATTTTTTCTGCTTCTTTTAATATTTCCATTTTTAATCTGCTTTTTTTAAAAAGATTTTTCGTATGCTTTATTTAAATTATCAGTAGTGTATTTGCCATGAACTGATTGATCGGTTTCTAACCATGTGTCATTCATAGATACAGATACAACACCATAATTTAAACTATGAAAAATTATTGTTTTATCAAAATTGATAGTTTCGTAATATCCTTCACCCATATCTTGACAATATTTATGTGCTAATCTTTTGTATAATTTTTTTAAATCGTGATTTTCTATTAAAAGATCATCCCTTGATTTGTTTTCTTTTGGCATTTTTTTTATCCTTAGTTAAATTATTTTTTGCCTAACCCACACTGAGAATCGTTAATGGGGGGAGTGTGAGTTAGACTATCCTTGATCAATTAAAAAGGAATCTTGTCATCTAGTTCTTCTAGATCATTTTTTTGATAACCACCTGATGGTGCTGTTGACTCCATCTTTGCCTGTACTGATACAGACAAGTGTGTGTTGCCACTTTTATCTTCTTGTTTCCAGGCAGAAGCTCTAAAGTTTTGATCTCCATTCACCGTTGCTGGTCCTGTATAGGCTGGTGGATTAGATTTATATTTAGATGGATCTGCTGGGTACAACTTAATTGTTGCTACTTTTTCATTTGCCATTTGCTATTTTTCCTTCTGACAGTTCTTGTGTTTTTAAAGAATAAACCTCGTGAACTTTATGAAAGATCTCAGGGTTCTTAGTTTCCATGGATTTTACCCACTTAGATTGCTGCGTTATAACTGCCTTTAATTTAGCAACCTGACTAGCACCACTCATTAACTTAATAAGTTCTGCTTGCCGTTCTTCATCCGATACGGATAAATCTTCAGGTACATCTTCACTAGCGTAGATGTAATGACCTAACCCAAACATGGCCATGGCTTTTACCAGGCATCTCATTTTGGTATTAGATATTTGTGTAGCTGTTGGATTAACTACTGCTTGGTTCTTATGGTCCATGACAGCTAGCCACATCGTATGAGTAGTATTGTTTACGGTCATCTCACAAGACACGGCAGCTGTGCCATTCTTGTAATACAAGACATCATAACCTTCCCACTCTTTAAATTTATAAGTTGCATCAGGGTAGTTTTGCATCATCATACCCCATGCCCATGCCCAAGACAGGTAAGTTAAGTTACCTTTTTTCTCGGTGTGTTCGTTGCAATCAATCTTACTAAGATTATCCCAAACGATTTCTTTTTTCTTGGTAGTCATACTATCCTTCCATTGCTTTGTTAAAATCAATCTTTGCTTGTTCTACAAATTCATCACCAATATCCCAATAGAACGGATGCTCCCAATCAGGGCTTACCAAACTCAATAGTTTATTGATGTTGCCATCTGCTTGTATGAGTAAGTTCTCACGCAGTTTAGCTTTGGACTTATAGAACTTGAGGTGATCTCTCATGGCAGCTTTAGTCAGTAAGTCTGAATTGCTAGGATCAAATATCGTATATTCGTTTTCATTGGCATACACCAGGAACGGTTTTTTGCCTGTTGCTGCCCAATACAATGCAATTTGTCGAGCTGCATCTATCTTTGGTTCTTTAATAGATTGCGTACTGAAACCGTAAGTGCCATCCTTTTTAAGTTTGCCACGTCTTGGTGGTAAAGTCTTGATCTCTACTACACAGGTATCGTTTTCTAGGTCAGTTCGACCTAACAGGTCAATCTCTGTGCCGACATTGTAATACCGATTAGCTTCTGACTCGACTACACCTTGTAATGCCAGGCTTTTAATACCTTTATGTAATTGGTGAGCCATCTTGTGAGCAATCGTTTTATGGTATGCATGTTGAGCTTCTTCTTTGTCATCAAACATAGGCTCGTAAGCAGCTAAATCTTCATCAACAACTCGTAAGTAATCTTTAAAAGTTATTTTAGTGTTTTCTATTTTTTCTGAATTGTAAGTCCAGATGATGTCAGCATACATTAAAGCTATTGCACCACCGACTGCTACACCAAGTCTTGGCTTAGCAGTAAATTTAAATTTGCGTCTATCTTCTTGACTGCAACAAAAGTATTTCCATGCCCAATTACCTTCTGGCAAGTTCAGCTGTGATGCTGAGTGATGATCGAAGTTCCATGTGCCAAATAATTCTGCATTTGGTGAGTCAATTAATTGTTTAAAGTCTGTACTAATTTGTGCGTTCATTTTTCTATCTTTGTTGATATAAAAAATAAACAAAAAAGCTACTTTGTAAATAAAAAAAAACCCATTTCGTGAAAAAAATATAACTACTAAATATTAGTTCTTTTATATGTATAGAACATACATAGAAAATAGTTGAGAATCGGTGAGTTTATTTGTTGTCTGTTGGTGACAATAAAGCTCTGCCTTTTTGCATAGTCAGAATTTTTTTAGTTGCTAAAGTCATCATGGCTTTAGTTTCACAATTATAAAACCGAATCATTTTACCTTGTGGATCAGCATAACCATCAGCATGACCAATTAGTTGACTACCATCTTTTAAGGTAAACAATGTCCAAGCGTTAACTTGTTTTTTGTCATCAAACGGTATGGTTTTCTTAGTAATGACATAACAGTATTCGTCATACTCAAAACCTTTATTACAAATTGCATAAAATACTGAGTTATTGTGCCATTCTTTAGGACACTTTATCATCCAAGTTTGTTTTAATTTGCGTACATAAAGTGCATCTATGCACGCAGTAGCTGGTACAAAACGATCAGCTGGCGTTTCATAAAAGCTACGCCAATCTAAATCATACGCCAAAGCAATTTCTTTAGCCTTAACAACTGACAAAGCTCTATGTCCATTAACAACTTTGCTAAAGGCTTCACGACTGTAGCCAAGTTTTTGACACAAGTCTGTTTGTGATATTTGATAACGGTGTAGAACATTTTTGACAATCATATTGCCGTCAAATGGTGTGCCAGTATCTGTATTCATAGTTATTATGTATCCCTAATGGAAAAACTATCATGTTTACGAAATGTAGTAAACCGTTCTATTTACAGACAGTAAAAGCTACACTAGCGTTGATTCTATTATGCTTTTAGAGGATTATCGGACACTAAATAACATGAGCTATAAGGAGTTAGCTACCTTTTTAGGCTTAAAATCCCCCACTTCGGCTATGCGTTATTGTATTGGCACACGCTATCCCAAGCTCAACATACTGATTCGGATACAAGACAAAACTAAACAGGCAGTAACTGCTAATGACTTTGTTGCCAAGTACAGGGAGCTGCATGAGCAAGAAGTTCAACCTTAATCAATTTAGATTGGTCAAAGTTAAATGGCATGATCCATGTGACTTTGAAACAGGTTGGAATGATCTGAAGAAGGTCCAGGCTGCAAAGACTGAGCCTGTCGTGTCAGTTGGTTGGTTAATTACTGATGAAGCTGACCGCATAGTTTTAAGTGCTGACTTTTGCAGTGATGGCACAACAGGCAGAGCCATAGCTATCACTAGAGCATGCTGTGAAAACATAACCACATTAAAAGTAGGTAAGAACTAATGCCATTAAATCCAGAGGATGAGTATGGTTGGTAATGTGACAAATCTGCACAAGCAAGGCAAGTGTAAGTATTGTGGAATTGCATTGTACAGCTACAACAATGAAAGACGCTATGTCTGTGGTGGCTGTGAACCGAAGCACGACATGACTGGTCAGTTTGCACGGCAGATCAATGACTATGTGCCATACATTCCTGAGATTAGTGATGAACGAGCTTTGATGTTATTAGAAAATCAAATCGATGATTTAAAGCGTGAAGTATTATTTTGGAAAGCCAAAGCCAATGATCGTTGAACTGGAGTGGTACGAATATAAAATGGCGGCTCAGGTCGGCCTAGATCGTAAGGTGCAATCAATTTTAAATGGGCATAAGGATCGTTATGGTAGCGTCTGGACACCCATATCAGATGTTGGCTGGTCAGTGGTATCGGCAGTGGCAGAATGTGCTGTAGCTAAAGCTCTCGGCATGTATTGGGATGGTTCAATTAACACTTTTAGTCGACCTGATCTTGGTGACTACGAGATTAAAGCACAGCTGCATCATACGATTGATCCAAACAAACATAGCAACTTCTTAGTTATCAAACCTAATGCACCTGATGACCTCTTGCATGTGTTAGTGCTGTCACATTCTAACACCAGGTATGAGGTAGTTGGGTTTATGAAAGCTAGTGATGCTAAGGTAGCACGTTATGAACGCCAGGTCGGAACACGACCAAAGTTCTACGGGATACCAGCTGAGGACCTGACAGACATAAGGCTGTTGCCTAAATGAATCCATTAGATCGATTTATTCGTGAGGACATCACCCCCCAGGCTAAGATAGTTTATATTTATCTAGAGAGCTTGTACTATCGATACGGTAAGTGCTTGCCACGTCAAGCTACCATTGCGTCAGATTTGCACATCTCTAGGCGTACTGTTATCCGATGTATTAAAGAACTAAGGGATAAGGAATTCATTGTATCTAAACGGTTAGCGTCAACGTGTCGTTACTTCCCAGTCAATGATGTGACAAAAAGTGTATATATTAATAAACAATATATATCTAAACTAGATATATCTAGAACAGATATATCTAGACATGATTTACGAGGGGGTAAGGTTAAATCTCTCATCCAATCCACTGCTAAACATAGCAATGTGCATTACAGGTCTGCTGTGAAGCAGACCGCTGCTAAGAAAGCACGAGTGCCTAAAGCCCAGAAGGACAAGCTCTACAACTTTTTAAAAAACCTATCATCTGATCGTAAAAAACAGTTCTGGGATGATGTAATGAAAGGAGATAAGAAATGGCTCAAACAGTTTCCACAACTTGGTTAGTTGATGCCTTCGAAGAAGCAATAGCTACGGATCGTAAACTTCCAGCTGCATATAAGAAAGGTTACAATGGTATGAAGTTTGACATCAAGCACGATGTCACTGAACACAATGCCTGGGATAAGAAACCAACACGCAGTGCTGCATCGTCAAAAGAAATAGCACGGTATGATTTTTTGCTTTATCACATCACACCATTGCTTGATACTACAGAACGTAAACTAGTTTGGTCCAGAGGTATGGGTATGCCATATGTACACATTGGAAAGAAACTTGGCATGCATCGACACAAGGTTAAAGAAATGTACTTAGAAGTTCTAATTTATATTAAGTATTTGGTAGCTTATGACAAATATTTGTTAGACAAGTATGACAAAATCAAATAGTTATTTAACTATCATTTGCAAATCATTGTATTTGATATTCCTTTCTTTGTTAAGATAGCCCATCATGGTAGGTAGACCACTTCATAAAAAAGAGTGTGGAGCTTATGCTCGTTCCACTCGATTACCTTGTAAAGCTAAAGCACTTGCTAATGGTAAGTGTAAGTTACATGGTGGGTTATCGACAGGACCAAAGACACCTGAAGGCAAACTAAAAGCATTAATGAATTTAAAACATGTCAAAGACAAACTTAAAAGACAAGATCCCTGTAATATTGGAGAAACTTCAGCAAGGCATTCCACTATCTAAGATATGTAGTGACAAGAGCTTTCCAGCAGTCACAACTGTGTATTCCTGGATGAAGGATGACGATGATATTCGTAAAGAGATAGCTGATGCTAGACAACTTGGAGCATGGACTTACCTCGATAGTATGATGGAGTTACTGCAACAAGAGTGTGAACCACAAGCAGTACAATGGAACAGAGAACGTCTACATCATGCACGTTGGATGAGTAGTAAACTATTAGCTGGTACATTTGGTGATAAGATACAAGCAGATGTTAAGGCTGATACCAAGATGACTATTGCTTGGAGTAGTGAGGTAATACCAGAGATCAAGTGATGATCTCCCATATATTACACAGAGCTGTATGATTACGCACACACGTCATGGAGTTCGATAGATTGGAATGATACTAAAGTGCAACGATGTATGGCAGCTCGAGGTACTAGGTCAGGTACTTTTTAAAATTATTTGTTGGTAATCCTGGGACACGATAAGGACTGCCGATCTTTTTTTTATTATCACGCTAGGTAAAGCCTTATTTTTTTTGGCATGTGTTTTGGAAACACCGACCACCCACACCCCGAAAAGTCGGGCTGCGGTTGTAGCGTATATAGAATAGGAAATTAATAGAACCACGCATATGGATGAAGATTTAAAAGATCTGCTAGCAATGATCGTTTACGATGAAACTAGCAAAAGTTTAATAATTAGCGTTACAGGCTTTCGTAATAATATTCACGGCAAAGATGTGTCTAATTGGATTTGCAACAATTTAAATATTGATCTGCTAGATATAGATGGCAAACAACCAACGGTCCATTAATGCAGATAACTATTCCGTATAGTCCACGACCATTACAACAAGACATACATACACAACTAAGTAAACATAGATGGGCTGTACTCAGCATTCACAGGCGTGCTGGTAAATCCGTATTGTGCATCAATGAACTAATTAAAAGGGCGTTAACTAACGACAAATGGAATCCACGGTACGCATACATCGGACCAACTTATAAACAAACAAAGTCAATTATTTTTGACTACTTAAAATTCTATGCTGGTGTCATACCTGGATCAAAGTTTAATGAACAAGAACTTAGTTGCACTCTGCCTAACGGAGCAAAGATCTCCCTCTTAGGTTCTGAAAATCCTGATAGCCTTCGTGGTAATTACTACGATGGTATTATCTGTGACGAATATGCTCAGATCAATCCACGATTGTTTCCTGAGATTATTCGACCAGCTCTGTCAGATCGTAAAGGCTTTTGTTATTTTGTGGGTACACCACAAGGCATGAGTAATGATTTTTACAATAAGTACCAACACGGCCTGAAAGATAAGACTTGGTACACCAAGATTGCTAAAGCATCTCAAACAGGCATTGTTGACCAAGAAGAATTAGATGCAGCTTTAGAACTCATGGGTAAAAATAAATACCGACAAGAGTTCGAGTGTGATTGGGTAGCAGCTCTAGAAGGTGCTATCTATGGAGATATAGTAGAAAAGATTGAAAACAAAGGTCAAGTTGGTCGAGTGCCATATGATCCGACTTATCCTGTTAGTACGGCATGGGATATAGGCATCTCTGATAAAACCGTTATCTTGTTTTTTCAGCAAGTAGGTCGAGCTGTACAGATTATAGATTATTATGAAAACAGTAATGAGGGCTTACCCCATTACATTAATGTGATTAACGGCAAGGATTACGTTTACAAGAACCATTATGGACCACACGATCTAGAACAACGTGAGTTTACTAATGGTAAGTCCAGGCGTGAAATAGCCTACGAGTTAGGTTTACGTTTTAAGATTGTACCTAAACTAAGTATAGAGGATGGTATTCATTATACGCAACTCTTGCTAAACCGTTGCTGGCTAGACGTTGATACTTGCAAGAAACTTATAGATGCTTTGCGTAACTATCACCGTAAGTTTAACGACACCTTACAAGTTTTTAATATGAAACCAGTCCACGACTGGAGCAGTCACGCATGTGACAGCCTACGCTGTTTAGCTGTCGGCTTAGAAGAATTACGAGATGATAAAGAAATAACCCAGCGTATAGCTGACAATAATTACAACCCATTAGGAATGAACCATGAGCAGAATTTTTAAACCAAAAGTAAGTATGCCACCTGTGCCACCAGCACCAAAGCCTGTAGCTTACAATCCACCAAGCAGTGGTAACACCGAAGAACAAATTACAAATACCCCAACAGAATCTGAAATAGCAGCAGCTGATCCAACAGGAGCTATCAATGAAGATGCTGAAGAAGCTGCAATAGCATCAGTTAACAAAAAGAAAAAAGGCAGAAAGTCAACCATCCTAACAGGACCACAAGGTTTGACTACAGAAGCTGAAACTTATCAACCAACTTTACTAGGATAATATTATGGGATTAATGTCACGAGTTATAAAAAAATTAGCAGATAAAAAAAAGCTACCAATACAACAAGTAAAAAAAATGGCAACAGGTGGTAGTGAAGAAAAAGAACTGCCTGTACAACAAATAGCAGCTCAACCTGAGAACCAAGCTCAGAACGATGTAGAAAGTCTTTCAGAGGAAGAAATAAAAAGAAGAAATCTAAGAAATTCAGCAGAAAGTCTTTCAGAGGAAGAAATAAAAAGAAGAAATCTACGAAATTCAGTAGCAGCTAACACTGGTGCTGGCTCAACTTTACTAGGATAACATTATGGCAAAACCAGGACTCTACGCAAACATACACGCAAAAAGAAAACGCATTGCAGCTGGCTCAGGAGAAAAAATGCGTAAACCAGGATCAGCTGGTTCACCATCTGCAAAAAACTTTAAACAAGCTGCTAAGACAGCCAAGAAACCAAAAACTTTATTAGGATAATTTTATGACAGGTAAATTAAAAGGTAAGCAAAAAAAGATTGATGTTAATAATAATAACAGAGTAGATGCTCAAGACCTTGCTATGTTAAGAAAAAAACAAAAACCAAAAAAACAAACATTATTAGGATAACACTATGCCTTACGGTCCTGGAACATATGGCTCTACTAAAGGTAGACCACCAATGAAAAAAAAGAAAAAAACTAAAAAGAAAACCTTGATGGGTTAAATGGCGTTAAAGAAACACCAAAGTCCATCAGGTGGTCTTAATGCTGCTGGTAGAAAACATCATGGGGTTAAAGCTCCAGTTAACAAAGGCACTAACCCTAGACGAGTATCTTTTGCTGCACGCTTTGCTGGCATGAAAGGACCAATGAAGAAACCTGATGGTAGTCCAACTCGTAAAGCCTTAGCTCTAAAGAAATGGGGTTTTGGTTCAGTATCGTCTGCTAGAAGTTTTGCTAATAAAAACAAGCAGAGTGCTTGATATAGAACTAAGTCAAGACACTGATGCTTTACTAGATTTCTTAACAGAAGAAAACTACAAGTATCTACCTGAGCATAAAGATAATTTGATTTATGCTTACATCTTTCGACTGGTAAAACATGACACAACATTAGGTTATGTGTGGTTGTATGAGTTGCAAGGATACGAAAACAATTTTGTTACGCACATGTGTGTAGCACCAGAACATCAAGGTCGTGTGTTTACCAGACACACGGTAAATAAATTTTATCAAATAAGTTATCAGCTTGGAGCTGTTGCGTTGCAAACAGACGAAATAGATCCTGAACTTATAAAACTATATGAACGCATTGGCTGGTCAAATCAAAATGACCAAACAGTTGCAATTCAATTACCCTATCAATGGAGAAAATAAATGGGCAAAGCCAAAAAAATATTAAAAAAAGTAATACCAAATGAAATAGTAGAACCTTTTGTACCAACACC